AAAAAAATTGAAAATTTTATTATTAATTAGTTATAATGTAATATTATGCCTATTAGCAAGTCAAATCATACATTTTGCAACACTAATCCTACATTTAATGTTAATAATGTAGATGATCCAATTTCTGTCGAGTGGACAGATATACCTAAAAAAAACAAGAAGAAATCATCTAAGAAACAAGATAATCAAGTGGTTTCAAATGACATTCAATCACTAATTGATAATTTTTCTAAAACTAAACTTGGTTATGATTATAAAACTATTGAATTAAATTTTATTTTTGAGGGTCAAAAAATACAACGATTATATTGCAAAGATAATATTGATTGGTTTTCCGCTAAAGTTCAGAATAATCAATCTGAACTTATTCGTCTTACACACGATCCTAAAGTATGCGGTCATTTACATTATCACCCAAAAACATTTAATGATGGAAATCTATGTGGTTATGCACTTACAAAAATTCCTTGTCCATATGGTAAGAAATGTAATATGATTCATAGTACTAATTTTCCTCCAATTGAGACTATTGAATCACTTGATAATAAGGAGACAATCATTGTTGAAAATGACAAAAAATATAATTCTGCTGGAGTTTTGATTTTTTGTGATGATATTAAAAATGGTGTAAATATTTATTTGTTTCAATCTACTAATCGTGTACCAGCTGGTAAAAATGTAGGCGAATATTATTATGGTTTAGCTGCAGGAGGTATTTGTAGGAAAGATACTTCTGTTTCTGATGCAGCTAGAAGAGAACTATTTGAAGAAAGTTGTAAAACAGCTATGATTAGTCAAGATACATTAAATAATAATTATAAGAATGGTTCTTATGTTGAAATTCCTGCAAAATCATTCACTGGTACAAGAGAACGTGGAAATTTTAGATGCTATGTTTGTAACCTATCAGGACAATTTGATTCCATTAAGAAATTTTATGAAACTAACCTAAACATTATATCAAGTCAAACTACTGAAAAAGTATTTAAAGAAACCAAAAGCATTGGTGTATTTAATATTGAAGCATTTAAATTTCTTAGAACTATTAGTTTTAAAGAAATTAAACCAATGAAAGTTTCAGACAATAACTTCAAAGGATGTTTTGTTGATGAAAGAACACTCAAATCGTTGTGGACAATTATCCATCATAATGATAATGTTTTCAATAAGACACCAAATCTTCCATATACGGAATATTATGCAGATGAAGATAATATAACAACACTATTTTTTTAACTTATCCAAAGTATGAATAAGTATGATTATATTTTACTTCAGGCATAATATAATCATTTATTTTATTTAAAATATTTTCATAATTATTATCTTCTTCATTGTCTATTATTAATACAGGTGTTTCTTTCCAATTTTGTAACCATTCTTCGTGATAAGTATTTAATTTAGTTAAATATTCCAATGATATTTTATTTTCTTCAGTTCTCCCTCTAATATTTATTCTTTCTAAGCATTTCTCGGGTGAACATTTTACATATATAATACCATCTGGTGTTGGCTTAAATTTTTCTTCTAACCAAGTGAACCAATATTTATAACAATTACTTTCAATTGAATTCATTTTTTCATCTTCTAAACACATTTTTCCAAAAACATATCTATCTGTCCAAATAGACCGCTCACTAAAACGAAATGGTTTTATTTGTTTTGGTTCAAGTGATTCTAATCTTGTTTTAAATACCATTGTTTGAAACATATATGAATATCTATTCATATCAGAATAGAAATGCTGAAGTAAATTTACATCATTATTATCTTTAATACCTGTCCACATATGAACAGGTTCGGGAATTACTTCAGTATTAGGTGTTTTAGATAGTAAATCTAAAAGCGTTGATTTACCAGAACCTATATTTCCTTCAATTATATACCATTTATTCATTATATTATTTTAATATTAATATAATATAAATAAAACAATTTTTTTAAAATTTTAAATAAGTTCTAAACGCATTTATAATGATAAAATACTATAATATTTTATCAATATTATTAATGAATAGTCTTACTAGATTATTTTCATCATATATTTCAAATTCTATAAAGGTAGTAGAATCAACTTTAATAAACAAAACTCAATATTTATCCAAGGATTCTCAATATTTAGCAAAAGAAGCTAAATATGGAGCACATAATTATAAACCATTACCTGTTGTTTTGAACCGTGGATTTGGTGTTCATCTTTATGATATTAATAATAAAAAATATTTAGATTTTCTATCTGCATATTCTGCTGTTAATCAAGGCCATTGTCATCCTAGATTATTAAATGTTCTCAATAATCAATCAAAAAAACTAACATTAACTTCGAGAGCGTTTTACAATGATAAATTAGGAGAATATGAAGAATTTATGTGTAATACTTTTAATTTTGATAAATTATTACCAATGAATACAGGTGTTGAAGCAGCAGAAACAGCTGTAAAACTTGCTAGAAAATGGGGATATGAAATTAAAAATGTGACTAAAAATAAAGCAGTTATACTTTTTCCGAAAGATAATTTTTGGGGAAGAAGTATTGCAGCAATAAGTTCTTCAACAGACCCGTCATCCTTTGAAAATTATGGTCCTTTTGTTCCAAATTTTGAAAAAATAGAATATAATAATATTACTGAATTAGAAAATAAACTTAAATCAAATCCAAACATTGTTGCATATATGATGGAACCAATTTTAGGTGAAGCTGGAGTTATTGTACCATCAAATGGATATCTTGAAAATGTTAGAAAATTATGTACTAAATATAATGTTTTATTAATATTTGACGAAATTCAAACTGGTTTAGGTAGAACTGGTGAAATGTTAGCTGGTGATCACGAAAATATTAAACCAGATATTCTAATTTTAGGTAAAGCATTATCTGGAGGGATTATGCCAGTATCTGCTATTTTATCAAGTAACGAAATTATGTTAACAATAAAACCGGGTCAACACGGTTCTACATATGGAGGTAATCCGTTAGGTGCAGCTTTAGGAATAGAAGCTGTTAAAATAATATCTGAAAATGAATTAGATCATAATAGTTTTAATATGGGTATGATTTTTCGTAATGAAATCAAAAATTTAAATAATCCTAAAATTAAAGAGATTAGAGGTAAAGGTTTAATGAATGCTATAGAATTTGATAATACTGTAGATACAGATTTATTTTGTAATAATTTAATGATTAATGGTTTATTAGCAAAACCAACTCACGGAAATATAGTTAGATTTAGTCCACCTTTAATTATATCAATGTGTCAAATGGAACAAGGATTAAATATTATTAAAAAATGCTTATTATAAATAAAAGTTGAAAAAAATATCTGTAACACCTATAATATAATATTTATGATACGCGGTCAAATATCCTCAAATATTTTAGATTTGAATGAACTACATTCTATTTATAATTGGATTCCTAATGAAAATATGATTCGACCAAATAGTATCGAATTATCCAAAAAACATTTAACATTAGATATAATTCAAAACGAATGGCATAGTATGTATGACTATATTCTATTTAAAATTTTTAATCAACATTTTTTAGTACGTGATAATATTAAATATATTCCATATGTTTTACTAAATATTGAAGACTGGGTTTTTTCAGAATCATTATTTAAATATAATATTAACGCTGAATCAAATCATTATGTTTTATGGAATTGTAAAACTAATTTTGAAAATGGCATTAATCAATTTGATGAAAAAATGATTAATTCTATAATTAATAATAAATTAACAAAAATAAAAGGAAATAACAATTATGATTTTGCTTGGTATATAAATCCAAAACCAAGTATTCCTGATTTTTTTCATGTACAAGTTTTCTTTATTTAGAAAATAATATTATATATTATAATAATATATGATTAATTCACCATTTGTAAATACACACTATTCTAATTTGTATGATAAAATTAAAATATTTTTTTTTATTTTTTCTGGTTTAGCATTTTTAAGATTAATTTTATTCATTTTTCTAGGATGTATATCATCTTTGTTATTTAACATATTCTTAATAGGCTTTAAAAGTAAGGATGATAATGGTAATTTTGTTAATATGTCTATATTAAGAAGGTTTTTTTTATTTATTCCACAACTATTAGCAAGAATTTGTTTATTTATATTAGGATTTTATAATTTTAATGAAAATATTAATAGAATATTTAAACTAAATTATTTGGAGAGAGAAAATGGTCCAAAATTAATTATTTCAAATCACGTTTCGTTTATTGATTCATTTTATTTCATTACTAGAGGTATACCTAGTCCAGTAGCTAATTATAATGTAATAAATTTTCCTATAGTTGGTTCTGTATTTAAAAAATTATCACCTATATTAATTCCAACTAATGAATTTCAAAGAAATATATTACCAGATCCTAAAACTCAAATAACTGAAAGATTAACTCATCCAAGTATTGAATCAGTTAATAGACCATTAGTTATTTTTCCAGAAGGAAGTACAAAAAATTCAAAATATTTATTAAAATTTCAAAATGGTGCATTTATGGATAATGTTATATATCAACCAATATTATTAAAATATGATTATAAATATTTAGACCCATCGTGGTCACTAGATACCTCTGATTATAAATTATTATTTTTAATGTGTTGTCAATTTGTAAATAAATTACACGTAACTTATCTTGAACCAACAAATTTACCAGCAGATGAAATTAGAAAAATTTTCATATCTAAATTAAATTTAATAGATTCTACTTTCTCTAACCATGATAATAATATATTAAAATTTAATATTGATAAAAAAGATTACATTTTTAATTATATTTTACAAGATGGATTATTTACAATGGAATTTTATAAAAAAACATTTAAAATTAATACAAAAAATTTATCAAATTTAATTAATAAATTTTATGATTTAGATATTGATAAAAATGGTTCAATAGTCGGAAATCAAATTAATGTTTTTCATAAATATATAAATAAAACAATTGAAAATGATTTAATAATATTAAATGAACATTATAAATATAATTTCTATGATGCACTTAAATTTACAATATCCTGATTATTTCAATTTATAATATCCAGATTATTTCAATTTATAATATCCTGTTTATTTCAATTCACAAATAACTGGTGGTTTAAAATTTATATATCTTGGATAATTTTTTTTAGCTTCATTATAAACTTGTAATGCATCTATTCCACTATATTTATTAGTGTATACATTTTTTACTCCTAATGGAGGTTCCGGAAATATTTTTATTTTATCAACCCAATTTGGAAATTTATGATAATATGCTACTCTAAATATTTGTTCTTCTGTAACAACCATAAATTTATTACAAGGGCAAAAATTATTATCAGATGCATTTACTACATAAAAACAATCATCTGTTACGGTACCATCTATATTAGATTTAACAGTTTTACCATATTTTTGAAATCTATATATTATTCTAACCCATTGATATTTTTTACAAAGAGGATTCCATATATTTATATAAGGCGAACGAATCATTAATAAAATTAATTATAATTAATTTTATTATTTTTCAATTTTTAATTAGTTTGTTTTTTTAATAGAAAATTTTAATAAATAGAAAAATATTCCTAAAAGTAAAACTATTTGGATAAATGATGACCAATTTCCAATGGAACAAGTTTTTCCTAATACATCGCCAAATTTTTCTACTGTTTTGTTTTCTTTTACAATATCTTCTTCAATGATCTTTTTAATAGGACTTGCTTCAACCAACTTATCTACTTTAATCATTTTTTTACTTTCCATAGCATCTACATCATTATCTGTAACACCATTTACATTAATTTTAGAGATGAAATCATCATCCCAAATGGCATTAATTCCATCACAATGTTTATGAGGAGTATTTTTCTTACAGTTATCTATTCTTTCTTGTTTAAAATCAATTACAAATTGATTAGCGTCTTCAACAAGTTCACCTTTTGTTAATTTAGTTTTTGATTTATCTTGATTTGTTTTTATTTTATGTTCTAATCCACATTTAAAATTATTAGATGTTTCTAAACATTTGAAAAAATCTTTTTCTCTTTGTAAAAATAATACATTCAAACCATTCATAAATACTTCTACTTCATCGTCAGTTTTTCCTTCTTGAATTGCAAAATCTATAATTAATGGCCAAGATTCTTGTAAAAATTTACATTGACTTTCTTCTCTTTTTTTATCAAGTGTAAATAATTCTAAATTACATCCTTTTCTTAAATAGTAAGAAGGACTTCCTTTTTTATATAAACCATCTCTTTTTTGAATATAAACAAAATTTATTAATTCATCATTTATATCAGCAACACTAAATTGTACTGAGCTTTTATTCTGAAGTTCAGATATATATTTATTAAAATTACATCTTAATGTAGTTGAATTTTTAGCACATTCAAGAGCTTTAACTTGTAAAGTTTTTTTCTTGGCTAATTCAGATTTCATTCTTTTTGCTTGATATGCATCTAAATCAGAATCTTTAACACCTGGTCTAAATGTATATTCTATAATATCATTCCATATACTATATGTAGCTTCGCATTTTTGTTTTGAATCACCTGCAACAATACATTTTTCATAAGTACCTTTCCCTCTAGCTTTCCAAGTATCAATATATTCATTAGTTAAAAAATTAATTTTTGTTTGGTCTGTTTTAATATTTTTTAATTTATCTTCATTTATTTGTTTTAAAATTTTTTTATCTAAATCACATTGTAAAAAATTTTTTTTATTTGCTAAACAATCTTTGAAAGCTTTGTCCTCAATTTCTTTATTATCAATTTTTAACTTATCTAAATATTTCTTATTTAAATCAGCCATTTTTTTATCTAATTCCTTCTTACAATCTTTACCTGATTTTTTTTCTGGAACACAAGTACCCCATGGTTTCATTACTGGTTCTGAATTTTTTTTTATTTCTTTACCACATTTTATTGTCCAATTGATATTCTTTTTCTTATTTTCACAATCTTTTGTTGTTTCATTTATTATACCTCCTAATTTTTTACATTCATCTTTTGTATATATTCTTTTGACTAATTCAACATCTTTACCTTTAATTTTAACTATTGAAGGCTCTTTATCATTTTTCCCTAAACTTAAACA